AGAATATGTCCTGGGAACTGATATAAAATTTGCTGCAATACTTTTAAGTAATCCAATAGTTAAAAATATAACAGATCTTACAGATAGGATGAGGATATCAGAAGGCGCAATATATAATGAACAGACCGATACAATAACACCATTATGGGGCAATATAGATACAACACACTCTCAGATTGATTCAAATAGTGCTTAAAATATATAAATATAATATGATATAATTTAACTATTCTACATTAGAAAAGGAGTTAATAATGTCAGAAGAGACTAATTTTACAAAGAGAATTGCCTTTGTTGAAGATAACACTATTCTTCAAATATTAGATACAGATGATGCTGTAGCAAGTCTAGTTTTGGGTAATATTCAAAAAGTAGATATTACAAATTCTACAAATAGCTCTGTAGCAAAAGTTAATGACATTTATGATTCTGCATCCGATACCATAATTAGTGTTGATTCAAGCAATAGCGAAGCACAGCAATAATATTGTTTTAAAAAAAATAACCCCCAGACCTTGAAGCCTGGGGGTATTTTTATGCCCTAAATTATTAATCAGGGAATCTATTTAGCCATTTGTAATGAGCACCTTTATTATAAGATGACCATGAACTCCAATCAGTACCGCCTTTTGTCATATGGTAGACAATTTCGGCGTTCTTGACAGGGCTAAATAACTCAGCATTAAGATCTAACTCAAACTTATCTCGTCTGTCTGGACCAAGTGTGCCAAGCATATTAATCTGAAAGATTCCAAATGAGGAGTCTCCAGTCTTGGTGTTTCCATTAAAAGCAAATGGACGACCATTGGATTCAGCCTTTGCAACTGCCCAAGCAGTTTTAAGACCTTTTCCTTTGAACCCTACTGCCTTAAGTAATTCAACCAACTGGCTGTCAGTTAAACTATGAGCATTTTCATACTTAGTAAGTATTTTTTTATTTTTATCTTCAGAAAGCAGAAAAGCCACCTCTAGGGTGGCAAGAGCAGAAGCTTCCTGTTTTGATAAATTATTTTTGGTTGCATGAGACGGTATAGCGCCTAAAATAGACACCAACAGAAACGTACTACCAATTACCCCTACCAGCATTTTATTATTGATCAAGTTTTTCCTCCTAAAATGCATATAGCACCATAACAGTGCTATAGCACTAGTATAACATAAATATTACTCGCCAGTCAAGTTAGTTTTAATGCTATAATATATTAATCATGGCAGCAGAAACAACAGTATTTGATTTACCATACCCGCTTCCAACAGATAATGTTGATGTTGCAGGAGATTTTGCTGCACTTGCACAAAGATTAGATTTAGTTTTACAAACAATTGCAATTCAAGATACAGAAGTTAGAAATAATAGCGGTGTAACAATTAATAAGGGTGATCCAGTTTATGTTACTGGCTTCGACACAAAGCCAACAATTGCTAAATGCGAGGCAACAGATCTAACAACATTTCCAGTTGTTGGTTTAGCACTATCAAATATAACAAATGGTAGTGACGGAGAGATTATTGTTTCTGGAGTATTTAATAATATTAATACAGCATCATTTACTTCTGGCGATATTTTATATGTTGGAAATTCTGGAGGATTAACCAATAATCCTTCTTTAGGATCTGGCGCTATTGGAATTGTTTTATCATCAAATGCAGCAACTGGATCTATATTGTTTAGAAGTCCAAAAGGAAACGGTACTTGGGGATCACTGAAAGCAGGTTTAGCATAATGGCAACATACAGAGGAAGTGGACAAAACCAATATGATATTGGTTCAGCACCGCCGCAAGTAAAGTGGACAATTGTTAAAGGTGATACATCTTCATTTCGTGTTTATGTAACCGATGATGATCGCCAACCATTAAATATTCCAGACTGGACAATTGTTATGGATATAGCAAGACCAAACCCACCAGTCGTTCCTGGAAAAATTACAGATAACGCAACAGTTATTTTAACTTTAACACCAGCAGCAGATGCTGATGATGGTCCAGGAGAGTTTACTGTATTTTTAAGTGCAGCAGATTCTTTACTTCTTCAAACCAATGATATTTTTGATATTGAGTTATCTCTTCCAAGTGATGAAATTGTTTGGACGGTAGCACAAGGATATATCGTTGTGCTTGAGGATGTTACTCCATAATGGCTTCTTCAAAAATATTAAATAGCCCATTTGTATTAACAAAAAATATAGAGTTAGAAGGATTTAATTCAACTTTATTTGGTCCTTCAAAATTATCAATAATTGAAGAGGTTTTACCTTTTAGAGTTAGATTTACTGCAATACAAGTCCCTGGAGTTAGTCCTTCTAATGTACCGCCAATTCCATTGCAGGTTATTGGTTTTTCTAACTATATTCTTTAACAAAAATATGTTATAATTTGAGCATGGCCCGTATATCAATTGCATCCGTAAAATCTAAGTATGAGACTGGTGATCGCCCCTCTCAAGAAGATTACGAAGACCTTATTGATACCACTGCAGCGCAAGCATTAGACCTTGGTACATTTGGTAATAACGAAAATACAATTACAGGAATTGAAAATGCAACTGTAATTGATAACTTTACAGCAGCAAGCTGGAGAATGGTAAAGTACATAATTGGAATTTCTAAAACAAGTGCGGGAGATAATTTATTCTACGCAACAGAATTGACCATACTAATTGACGATCAGGATGTATCAGTCGCAGAGTATGGAACAATAGACAATGATGGGAATATTGGCACCGTTAGCGTCTCTAAGGCAGGTGGCACAGTAAATATTACTGTAACACCACAAGTGGGGATTACGCCTATAACTGTACGTTTTGCACGTATGGGACTCAAGGCTTAATTTAACTAGGAGATAAAAAATGGCAACAGTCGCAAAAGACTTTAAAATCAAGAATGGTCTGATTGTTGAAGGTTCTACAGGTACCATCAATAACTATGACATTCTTACAAAGAGCTCTGCAGATCAAACTTATATTATTGGTTTGATTGGTGGAGCAGCAACACCAACAAATACACCAAATACAGTTGTATTGCGTGATGGTTCAGGAAATTTTGCTGCAGGAACAATTACAGCAAGCTTGAGCGGTAACGTAACTGGTGATTTAACTGGAAACGTAACAGGCAACGTGTCTGGCAACGTAACAGGCAACGTAACAGGAAATCTTACAGGAAACGTAACTGGAAATGTTACTGGAGACGTAACAGGAAACCTAACAGGTAATGTTTCAGGAAACGTAACTGGAAATTTAACTGGTAATGTGACAGGCGATGTAACTGGTAACGTAACAGGAACAGTTTCTAGTATTGCAAATCACGACACTGATGATTTGGCAGAAGGTACAACAAACAAGTATTTCTCAGATACACTTGCTCGTGGAGCAGTATCTGCAGGAGATGGACTTGATTATAATTCAACAAGCGGAGCATTTTCTGCTGATCTAGGCACTGGTCTTCATATTGAATCTGGTGCAATTGCAATTGATAGCTCAGTATTAACTGATACAGGAAATCAAACAGTATCTAATAAAACACTTGGATCAAATCTTGATGCAGGTGGATACAAGGTTACAAATCTTGACACACCTTCATCTGCAGATGATGCAGCAACAAAGGGATACGTAGATGCTGTTGCTGAAGGTTTGAATATTCATGCTTCTTCAAAGGCTGCAACTACAGCAAATATTGATCTAGCAACTGGTGGCCTATTAATGATTGACGGATACCAGACAATTGCTGGAGACCGTATTCTTGTTAAGGATCAGTCAAATGCTGCACAAAATGGTATCTATGTTGTAGCTGCTGGAGCATGGTCACGTGCTGCAGACTTTGATACACCAGTAGAAATTGTACCTGGTGACTTTACATTCGTAGAAGGCGGAAGCACATATGGCGATACTGGCTGGGTACAGACAAATACTGTAACAACAGTTGGAACTTCTCCAATTGCTTTTACACAGTTCTCAGGTGCTGGTACATATCAGGCAGGAACAAACCTTGATCTAACTGGAAATACATTTGCACTACAAGATAACATTACTCTTAATTCTGTTACCGCAGATCTTACAGGTAACGTAACTGGTAATGTTAACGGAGATGTTACTGGAAATCTTTCAGGCAACGTAACTGGAGATGTTACTGGTAATCTTACTGGCAATGTTTCAGGTAACGTTACAGGCAATGTCACAGGCAATTTGTCTGGTGACGTAACTGGTAATGTCACAGGAAATGTTTCTGGAAATGTTACAGGTAACGTAACTGGAGATTTGACAGGTAACGTAACAGGCAACCTTGATGGTGATGTAACAGGCAATGTGACAGGCAACGTTACAGGTGATGTTACAGGTAACTTGACTGGTAATGTTTCAGGTAACGTAACTGGCAACTTGACAGGAAATGTAACTGGCGATGTAACAGGTAATGTTACTGGTACAGTATCAAGCCTTGCAAACCATAATACCTCAGCCCTTGCTGAAGGTTCAAATCTTTACTTCACAGATGCTCGTGCAGTCACAGCTCTTGAAGCAGTTGTTCCAAACTTTACAGAAGTAGATATTAATGATGTTGTAACACATGTTGCAGCAACTCAATCAGTTGCTACAGCAAGCACAGTTACCGCATATGATTTTGCACATGCAACATATCGTTCTGCAAAATTTATTGTTAAGGCTGAAACAGCCACACATACAGAAGTATCTGAGATTCTTTTGACTCTTGATGCTTCAAATAACGTAGCAATTACAGAATATGCAATGGTTGGCACAAATGGAAATCTATTTGATGTTACCGCTGATGTTTCTGGTGCAGACGTACGAGTAAGAGTAACAACAATTAACAGCAATACGGATGTTACTGTTGTTGGAACTCTAATTAAGTAATAAAAGTTAAGGAGTAAGGGATGGCAACAAGCGATAAAGACTTCAAGGTAAAGAATGGCCTTAGTGTAACTCTAGGCGGTACTTTTGGAGGCACAGTCACTGTTGCCACCCCTACTCTAGGAACACATGCAACAACTAAAGACTATGTAGATACATTATTTGAAACAGTAATAGTTCCAGTAGAATCTTCTGCTCCAGTTAGTGCTACTAATGGAGAACTATATTTTGATTCAGTAGAACAAAGATTATTTGTTTACTACAATTCTACATGGAATCCAATTGCATATGTAATAGATACAACAGATTTACCACAACACATTCACGATACAGCTATCGATGGAACTGGTCTTGTGGTTAGTATTTTCAAAGACGCTGGATTGGTAACAGAATCAGCTGGTGATTTTGAAGATGCAGGATTTTACAATACGAACTCCTGGGTATATCTCTGGGATGGCGGAATTTCAACTGATAATTTTAACTAATTATCTGTTATAATATGAACATAGATTGCTAACGGAGGAATATCAATGGCAACAAGAATGCAACAGCGCAGAGGCTCTGCCACCCAATGGACCACTGCTAACCCTATTCTCAATGCTGGTGAAATTGGGTGGGAAAATGATACAAATAAATTTAAAATAGGCGATGGCTCCAACACCTGGGCTAACCTAGACTATTTCATTGACGAAACAGCGCTTAATACCACACTTGGTGACTATGTAGAAACTGCAGATCTTGGAGTAGCAAACGGTGTAGCAACACTTGATGGTAATTCAAAATTAACATCATCTCAGCTACCAGACATTGCCCAAGTAACAGTTCATGCTGTTGCAAACCAGGCAGCTCGTTTAGCGTTAAGCGTTGAAATTGGTGATATAGCAATACAGTCAGATAATGGACAAACATATGTTCTTGCTGCTCTTCCTGCAAGCACAAATGCAAACTGGTCAGCAATTACAGTTTCAGATCCATTCCCAACTCATACAACTTCAGATCTTGCAGAAGGAACAAATCTTTATTATACAGAAGAGCGTGTTCAGGATGAAATAAATGACACTGTTGTGGCTGGAACTGGTGTTAGTAAGAATTACAACGACGGTGCGGGATCTCTAACACTTTCAATTGGTCAGGCTGTTGGAACAACAGATAATGTTACATTTGGAACAGTAACAGGAAACCTAACTGGAAATGTTACTGGAAATGTATCTGGAAACGTAACAGGAAATCTTACAGGAAACGTAACTGGAGACGTAACAGGAAATGTCACAGGTAATGTAACTGGAAATGTAAGCGGTAATGCTGGAACAGTAACAAATGGAGTTTATACAACTGGCTCCACAATGACTGGCTTTCTAACTTTAAGCGCAGATCCAACACAATCACTACATGCAGCTACAAAGCAATATGTAGATGCTGTTTCAGAAGGTCTTCATGTTCATCCATCTGTAGTAGCAGCAACAACTGCAAACATTAATCTTTCAACAGATGTTGAAGCAGGGGACGTACTTGATGGAGTAACTCTTGTTGCAGGAGACAGAATTCTTGTTAAAAATCAAACAACACAGTCTCAGAATGGTATTTATGTAGTAGCAGCATCTGGCGCTCCTTCAAGAGCAGCAGATTTTGACACACCAGCAGAAATTGATGGCGGAGACTTTGTATTTGTAATTGGCGGTACTACACAGGACAATACTGGATGGGTACAAACAAATATTGTTGGAACTGTAGGAACAGATCCTATAGCATTTAGCCAATTCTCTGGAGCTGGCACATATTTAGCTGGTACAGGATTAACACTAACTGGTAATACATTCAGTATTAATACTGGAACAACTGTTGATCTTTCTACAGCACAAACATTGACAAATAAAACTTTAACATCTCCAGTAATTGGAACAATATCTAATACTGGAACATTGACACTTCCAACTTCAACAGATACTCTAGTCGGTCGTGCTACAACTGATACACTAACAAATAAGTCACTATCTCTTGGATCTAACACTCTAACAGGTACACTTGCTGAATTTAATTCAGCTCTTACAGATGCAGATTTTGTATCTTTGGCAGGAACTGAAACATTAACAAATAAGACTCTTACAAGTCCTACAATTACTACACCAACACTTACACTTTCAACATCATCTTCAACAACAGAAGGTGTCATTGCTTGGGATGCTACTCTTGATAAGATTCTTGTCGGTGATGGATCAACAGCTCGTGAATTTGCTTCTTCAACATTGAAAACAAATACACAAACAGGAGCTTATACGCTAGTTCTTGCTGATAAAGATAAAATTGTTGAAATGAATGTTGCATCAGCAAATAACTTGACGGTACCACTTAATTCTTCCGTAGCCTATCCAGTTGGAACACAAATAAATATTGTTCAGACTGGTGCAGGACAGACAACAGTGGTTGCTACTGGTGGAGTAACAATAAATGCAACTCCAGGACTGAAACTTCGTGCACAGTGGTCTTCAGCTACTTTAATAAAGAGAGCTACAGATACATGGGTTCTAGTTGGAGACTTAGCATCATAGAGCTTATAAAAAATTAAAGCTCTAACCTTAAACTAAAGGTTAAACAATTAAGAAAGTGCCTAGAAATAGGCACTTTTCTTATTTATTAAAACATGATATACTTATAGTACTTTGTATTTTGCAAAGTTCTCATAATATTTTAGTTGAAAGGTTTTAATTTTAAATGTCAGATGTATTTTCGTTTCGTCTTCTAGAAGATTTTGTTAATAAATATAAGGATGTTGAGCCTCCTTTTGGCTTTACCGACGCAGGTGGCAACTCCCTTGGAGAAATCACATTTATACGCACATATTCTCGTGTGAAAGAGGACGGTACAAAAGAACGCTGGCACGAAGTATGTAAGCGTGTAATTGAGGGTATGTACTCAGTACAAAAGAATCATGCTAAAGAAAATAGACTACCCTGGAATGATAATAAGGCACAAAAATCTGCTCAAGAAGCATATGACAGAATGTTTAATTTAAAGTGGACTCCACCAGGACGTGGTCTATGGGCTTTTGGTACCCCTATGACAATGGAGAGACGCAATTCAGCAGCCTTGCAGAACTGCGCCATGGTTTCTACTAGAGACATTGATAGAAACGATCCTGGAGCCCTTTTTGGCTGGGTTATGGATGCCCTGATGCTTGGTGTCGGAGTAGGTTTTGACACCCTTGGACAAGAAAAAGGCATGGAAATATATGCTAACACTAAAGAGGAAATAACATATATAATTCCTGATACAAGAGAAGGATGGGTAGAGTCTGTAAGATTGCTCCTTAATTCTTATTTGAAACAAGGTCAGGCTAAGATTAATTTTGATTATTCTCAGATTAGACCATTGGGTGCACCCATTAAGGGCTTTGGTGGCACCGCCTCTGGTCCAGCACCACTAATTAAACTACACGATACTTTGCGTGTTGTAATTGGCAATAGAGCAGGAGATATACTAGATTCTCGTGCAATTGTAGATATTGTAAATCTTATTGGAACTTGTGTTGTTGCAGGAAATGTTCGTCGTTCTGCCACTTTAGCACTTGGTGGACCAGAAGATAATAACTTTATTAATTTAAAAAACGCAGAAGTGTTTCCTGAAAGAAACTCGTTTGATTCAGAAAATCCTGGATGGGCATGGATGAGTAATAACTCTATCTCTGCTACAGTAGGAACTAAGTATGAAGAGTATGTAGATTTAATTGCAGATAACGGAGAGCCAGGATTTATTTGGCTTGATGTTGCTCGTAACTTTGGTCGACTTGCAGATACTGCAGATGGAAAAGATTATCGTGTGATGGGGTTTAATCCATGTGCAGAGCAACCTTTAGAATCATATGAACTTTGTACACTTGTAGAGGTTCATCTAAACCGTCATGAGTCTAAAGAAGATTTCTTGCGTACTTTAAAGTTTGCATATCTATATGGTAAAACAGTTACTCTTGTTCCTACACATTGGCAGATTACAAACGGTATTATGCAGCGTAATCGTCGTATTGGAACATCGCTTACTGGCATTGCATCATTTGCAGATCAAAAAGGTTTGCCAGTAGTTCGTGAATGGATGGATGAGGGATACAAGACAATTCGTAAATATGATCACTCTTATTCTGAATGGCTATGTGTTCGTGAATCAATTCGTGTAACAACTGTTAAGCCATCAGGCTCAGTTTCATTGTTATCTGGTGCAACTCCAGGCGTTCACTGGGGTCCAGGAGGAAATTTCTTTCTTCGTGCAATTCGTTTTGGAAACACAGATCCAATGATTAGTTTATTTAAAGCAGCTGGGTATAAGATGGAGCCAGACCTAGTGTCTGCAAATACAACTGTTGTATATTTTCCAGTTCATTCTGGACACCCACGTTCTGAGAAAGATGTAACATTATTTGAAAAAATCGCACTTGCTGCTACAACTCAAAAATATTGGTCAGACAATGGTGTTTCAGTTACTCTTTCGTTTGACAAAGAAACAGAGACAAAGCATGTAGCTCCAGCACTTCATATGTATGAAGGTCAGCTAAAGGCGGTATCCTTCTTACCAATGGGAAATAAAACATATCCACAACAACCATATACTCAGATTACAAAAGATGAATATAACGAATATATTGGACAGATTAAGAAAATTAACTGGTCTGCTATTTATGACGGGGTAGACAATTTAGAGGCTGAAGGCGAAGCATACTGTACTACAGATACATGCATGATAAAAATATCCTAACTGCTATAATTGGGGTAGGAGAAATTAATGACTACCCCATCTAATTTATATGCAGAGAAAGTATACTCAGAGCAACCGCTAGCTCTTTGGGCTTTAGATGATAAAGTTGATTACATATCTTTAATATCGGAATCACAAAGAAATATACAAGATGAGTGGGTAGCAACAGATTGTGTTGTTACAACAAGTACATCCGATTTAAAGCAACCATTTTTAAATAGCTATATGGCTATGATAGAGGGAGATGTACCATCTGGAGACACTAAAACAATTTCTTTAGTAAGCAATAATATAATTAACTTTTCTAACTTAAATCAGGAATTAAAAACATTTAGTGTAGGATCATATTTTTATTCAAACAGCGCATATCTTTCTTCTGTTTCCATAGGATATGAATATACAGATACAACAACTTCACAAATAATTCAAAATCTTAAAACTTTTAATACCTCTGTTTTTCAATTTTGGTCATTTATTTCTGAAACGTTTTCAATACCAGAGGAAAATACTGACTTAAGGCTTGTCATACAGTTTCAATATGTAGATGGTGGAACATCTTCATCAGATTATGTTTTTTATTTAAACGGAATAACTCTTGGTCAATGGTCTGAAGACTTTAATGCTTATTCTCTTGGGGTAACACCCATTTTATTACCATCCAATATTCCATTAACAACTACTCAGTGTATTCCAGCAGATCCGTATGGTCTTGGAGGAGAAATTGGTTATTATTTTATTGATAACAATAGCCTTAAAGCAAGAAATACTGGACTACCAATGGTATATGGTGGATCAAATATAACAAGATTAAGACCAAATAGCGGAGAGCCATCACTAATAGTTCCTGGATATGGATTTTTAAATAAAGATGGACAATATAAAGAATATACTTTTGAGTTTTGGACTAGAATTAATTCCAGTGCGTATAGTCCAAGAAAAATATTTGGACCTATAGCATCAGCAGATGGACTTTACATAGAGTCTGGATTTTTAACACTAGTTATTGGTAAACAGTTTAGCTCTTACTTTGTTGGAGAATGGTTTAGGCCAATGCTAGTTCATATTAGAGTTATTCGTAATTCTGCTACCGTTCTTCTTAACGGAGAAGAAATTATTAATTTAAATATCATGACATCGGAGCTATCTCTTCCAGATAAACTAGATGCAAATGGAGATGATCAAGATTGGATTGGATTTTATTCTTATGATGATGTTACTCCAATAGAAATTGACTGTATTGCAATTTATCCATACTCTGTTTCTAATACCGTTGCAAAAAGAAGATGGGTATATGGACAAGGAGTTCTTTCTCCTGAAGGTATTAATTCGGCGTATGGAGGAACATCTGCCTTTATAGATTATCCATTTGCAGATTATACAAACAATTATATTTATCCAGATATTGGATCATGGGAACAAGGAACTTTTGATAATTTAAATGCTACTGGATTATTCTTATCGACCCCTCAATATTCTTTACCAGATACATCATTAGGAACAAAAACACTAAACAACCTATACGAAGATAATTTATTAGAACAGGATCCATTAGATTACAAGTTTATTACCTTTAGACCTAACGGCTCTTGGAATTCCGATAATTGTTATTTTAACTTTAATAGATTTAATATTTTGGGATCTCCTATATCTGCACTATACGGAGTTTTTTCATCAAATAATTTATTAAGCACAGAGATTTTATTTAAAATATATAGCTCAATAACAGGTAACTATTTCAGCATATACAAAGATTTAGATGAAATTGTTTATTCTATAAATTACAATGGAACTAGCCAAGAGATATACAGAACAGACATTATAGTTGAAGATGAAAAGTATGCTGTTGGAATTAACATATCTACTATTTCACAAAAGTTTGGTGGATATGTTTCTGCATTTTTTGGAAACCAAAATGGACTTAATATTTATGTAGGTAGTGACAATATTGGAGATAGACAGTTTACTGGAAAGATATATTCTGTAGGCTTATGTACATCATATAACTATAATAAAATAAAAAATAACTTTGACTCCGATGGCTTTGTTATTTTAGACAGTAACCTAGCAACTGGAAGTGAAGAATCTTTAAATGCACTAGAGCTGTTACAGCATACTGCTAGTTATACGTTATTACCAATTGAAGCTTATGGAACATATTTCTTAGATATTGGCGTATCTGGATCATGGGAAGATTATTTACCACTTTCATATTTGGGCCAGTATGTAACAAACGATGTTGGCAACACCTATTATGATTTAGACTTTCTACAATTTAATATTAATTACCCAAAACCATCTTCAGTTTCTGAAGTAGAACAGATAACTACTTGGACATATAATGAATTAAAATCTGAATATTCTAGTAATCCAACCAAGCCATATGCTGACTTAGATAATAAACTTTTGACTGGGTGGGACGATTACCAAGACATGAGTGAAAATTCTATTAATTTTTATCAATATGATACAGAAAATGCTTCAGTAAGAAGCTATATAAGTATTCAGTATATAAAAGACGGCGCAAATGCACCAGAATCTTATTTTGCAAATATTGAACCAGCGTCGTTATCTTCAGTTATAAATATATCAGATTTCCCAAGCTGGGAATCAACAAAGTTTGAAGTTGTAGACAATACAATTATCTATCCAGGAGTTGGAATTGATTTTAATAAGATGGCTCTTGTATATCATCTAGATTTTAATATTCGTGGTATCTTAAGTAAACCTATAAATCTCAAAAAACTAGAAATAACTTCTCAGGCATTGAGTAATAATACTGCTACACCAATTGGTACAAGATTTGGATCTAACCTATTCCCATATACAAGGTCTGGATTTTATTATGACTATAAGGCAAAAAATCCATTTAGCATTTATAAAGGAAGCACTCCTTATTTATATCTAACTAGGTCTTCGGGCATAGAAGTTAGAGGGGATTATAATCCATTAGCAGATCGTG